AGAAACAGTGTACAGCATAGCCTGCCGGGAGGTTTCCTCATTTTCCGCGAGCTGCTTTTCATTCATACGCCCCACATCCATCACGAGCCGCTGCGCCGTATCGATCAGAGTGAGGATGAGCTTGTCATCCTCTGGGTGGTCAACACGGAGATAATTCTTGGTTTCAGGTAGTGAGATCAGATTCATCAGCCGTTACCGCCAGTATTGCCGCCAGTCGTACCGCCGCTCGTGGTGTTGGACTTCGTGCCAGCCATCTTCAGCACCTTCACGGACTCGGGAAGGATAAGACGACCGTCCACACGCTGAGTAGTGAGGAAACCGACCTGATCGGTACGGGCATACAGCTCGTTCAGACGGCGGAAGGTACGGTTCTGTCTGTCAGCCACCCAGTAATTCTTCATGTCACCGAAGAGGAGAACACGCTCACCCTTGGCGATACCGGGCATGAAGGAAGATGTGCGGATGGGGCGACCGAGGAGCGTGTCGGGCTTTGCGATATCAAGGGACGGCTTCCAGAGGTAGTTGTCGTTCTTGTCCTTCAGCTTCATGAGCTGAAGCAGGATGGTCTCATTGCAGACGAACTGTGCATTTCTGCGGTAGGGAGACTTGAGGCTGTAGTAGAGGTCGAACACCTCGTCAAAGGTGATCGCCGTCTGGGATGCCGCAGTAACACCAAGCTCTGCACCGCCTGTCTCATCGAGGATACCGAGAGGCTTTTTGTCGCCGTCACCGGTGAAAAACGCACGCTCCTCAGCATTGCCCATTGCAACACCGAAACGTGCAGCGATATAGCTTGCGAGGTCGAATGCGGAGTCGTGCAGAAGCTCGTTGCTGATCTTGATCATCGTACCGAGCTTGTATGCAGAGAGCGTGGTCTGACCGAATCTGGTGTCAGTCTCCGGGATCTCCTCGCCCTCGTCGATCCACTGTGCCTCCATCGTGTCGTTGGCGATAGGGATCTTGCGGGTACCGGAGTTGGTCTTGATGACCGTAGCCATCTGACGGAAGATGTTGTTCTCCTCCAGCGCCTGGATCAGTCTGCGCTCGAACTCATCCGGCACAGTGTAGCCGCCCTCGGTGTCCTCACCGACAGAGAGTGCGTTGCGGACTGCAAGCTGGTCACCCTTGTTGCGGATCATATCCCAGAATGCGCCCTTGTACTCGTCGGTTGCGGTCGGGTTAGTGGGCGGCGTGTTCTTTGCGCCGGGAGCGTTGGTGACGGGACGGGAGGTCGGTGCGGACAGTGCGGCATCGAGGGCTGCCTGCTGTTCCAGACGCTCGATCTCTGCGCCGAGAGCCTGCACCTCGGATGCCATCTTGTTGTACTGCTCGACTGCGGATGCCTCAACGAGACCGTTCTCACCACGGTGCTTTTCAAGAAATGCCTTAGTCTGCTCCCACAGGGTATTGCGCTTTGTGCGAAGTTCCATGATCTTGCTCATATTCATTTCTCCATTTCTCCGGATAAAATCCGGCGGTCATAAAAATAACAGCCTGCTTATCTCATAAAAGCAAGCTGCTGTTTCAAAATTTCATACGGCATTGCGCCGTCCTTTGTCCTGCCGTCCATGCCGATCACAGGCATATCGGGAACAGTCACAGTCAGTGCTGTATCCGTCAACCTTTTTTCGGCAGGTTTCGGTGCTTCAGTTTTGTCATCGGGAGTGTCGTCCGAGTCGGCGGTTTCTGCGCCTGCGGTGATCTTTCCCAAGATGGTCTGCCCCATGATACGGGTACTGTACTGCCAAAGGGCATCGCCGGAGTCCAGCTTGAACGGCTTCTTTTCGGTTTCCTTCTTTTCATCCCCGTCCTCGTCACCGCCTTCCTCGTCGGGCTTTTCGGGATCGTCCGGATTCTCAGGCTCATCCTCCTTCTTGTCCGGCGCAGGCTTTTCGTCAAAGAGGATCACATCGGCAAAGCCAAGCTCCACAGCCTTTTTCGCATTGATCCAAGTTTCATCGGACATGAGCTTGCTGATGCGGTTGTGAGAAAGCCCGGTTTTCGCCATATATGCGTTGATAATGCTCTCCTTGACCTCGTTGAGCGTTGCGATGGCTTTCTCCATATCACGCGCATTACCCATTGCAATTGTGCTGGGATCATGCACCATCAGCAAAGCCGTCGGGGACATCTCCACGGTGTTGCCGGCCATTGCGATCACGCTTGCCGCCGATGCTGCGATGCTTGCGATTTTTACAGTCACCTTGTGCGGATAATCACGAATCATCGTGTAAATCTCGGCAGCGGCGAACACATTCCCGCCTGGACTATTCAGCCAAAGTGTAATGTCGCCTTCCTCGGCATACAGCTCATCACGGAACGACTGAGGCGTGATCTCATCCCCCCAGAAGCTCTCCGAGTCGATAGGTCCTTCGAGCCGGAGGACTCTGCCGCCGCTGTCATCGTGAATCCAGTTCCAGAACTTTTCCATTTACATACCCCCATTCTTGTACTTCTTCCTGCGTTTCTTCCGCAGGAATCTGTCATCGGTTTCCTCGTCCGGATTTTCATCCGGCTCATCCTGTTCCTCGGTGTCGGGCTGATCGTCCGTATCATTACCGGACTGCTTCGGCTGATATGCCGCATACGCCGCACCTGCATCCTCCAGCTTGTTATACGAGCCGTTCAGGTAGTAGTCATTGCCGCCCTGATCATCGGGAATCAAATCCATATTTTCCAGACGGCGCACATCGTTGGGAGACATAAAGCCGTTGCCGACACCGATGGCGTATGCGTTCATACGGCTCTGGTAGTCGCCGCGCATCAGACCGTCCACATTGAATTTCGGAAAATACACATCCTGTTCTTCCTCCAGAAGAAGGTCTTTCATGATGCCCTTTTCGATACGGATGATCCACGGCATAAGAGAATACTGCACGAATGCGATGCCCTGATGCTCAATGTTATTGAAGGTGCTGCGTTTCAAATCCTGCACCAGATGTGGCGGAACCTGAAACATACGGCAGATTTCCTCCACATCGAACTCGCGGGTAGATAAAAACTGCGAATCCTCCGGCGGCAGGGAGATCGGCTTATACTGCATACCTTCTTCGAGGACTGCGATGCGGTGTGCGTTCCGTGCGCCGCCGTATGCCTTTGTCCAGTTGTCGCGGATCTTCTGCGGATCCTTCAGCACGCCCGGATGTTCGAGGACTCCGGCAGGCTGCGCTCCGTTTTTGAAGAAGGCGCTGCCGTATCGCTCTACAGCCATGACAGCACCGAGCGCATTTTTCATCATTGCTATCGGTGAGAATCCGACCAGTCCATTGAAGCCCAGACCGGGGATGTGCAGAATTTCATCCCTGCGAAAAATAATGTCCTTGTCATGCTCGCCCGGTTTTTCATCGGTGTAAGCGTGATAGGTGTAAATGAGGTCGCCGCTTTTCGGATCACGGTCGATTTCCACATTTTCCGGCAACAGCGGATACAGACCGAGGATACCATTCTTGCCGTCACGGACGATTTGTGCATACGCATTTCCCCAAAGCAGCAAATGACACATCAGTGTCTCCCAGAATGAAAATGAACTCATTTCGGGATTTGGCTGCCGGTATAGGATTTTGTACAGCGGATGGTCGGTCGCCAGTTCCTTATCCTCGCCCTCGCCGGTGTATCTGTATAGGTGCAGCGGTAGTCCTGCAATCGTATTGGAAAGCAGTCTCACGCAGGCATAAACGGTCACAATCTGCATTGCGGTGCGCTCATCCACACGTTCTCCGCTGTGCGTCATGCCGAATACGAACAGGTTTCCTGAATCTCGGACATTGTCCTGAATATCCGGCAGCATCGGCGCGTCTCTTGGCTTGTTGATGCCAAGCCAGCTCAAAAAGCCCATAAACATTACCTCCTGTCAGATGACCACAAGATCATGGTCGGGTTCATCATATACAGATCCCTGCATTTCGTGACGGATACATCTGTCAAGTGCCATGATCCAAGCCACAATGCCGTCAATCTTTTCTGTCGATTTCTTTTTACTCGGTTTGATGTTCTCCGCCGCATCAATTTCAGCAACCACATTGCCCGCCATCCAGCGCAGGACAGGGTTGCCGCCGTGTATAAACTGCCCTTCGAGAATGAGCTTGTACAGTTCTTTCATCGGCGGGGACATATCCTTGAAGCCCATGCCCATCGGAACAACGGTAAAGCCGTCACCCTCAAGGTCGGTGATAAGCTGTGTGGCATTCCAGCGGTCGGCAGCAATTTCCTTGATGTTGTACATCGTGTGCAGCTCGTTGATCGTTTTCCGCACGAAATTATAATCGACCACATTGCCCTCGGTGATATGAAATAATCCCATGCGCTCCCATACATCGTAGGGAACATGGTCTCGGCGCACTCGCAAATCAAGCGTTTCTCTTGGCAGCCAGAAGTGCGGGACAACGATGTATTTCTCGCCGTCATGCAGCGGAGGGAACACCAGCACAAATGCCGTGATGTCCGATGTGCTGGACAGGTCAAGACCTGCGTAGCATTCCCGTCCCCGCAGTTTTTCAAGGTCGATAGGAAGATTGCCCCTGTCGTAGATATGCTCCGGAATCCATGCAACGATGCTACCAACCCACTGATCAAGACGTAGCTGACGGAATACATTTTCTTCCGCAGGATTCGTCAGTGCTTCACGGTGGGCATCACGCACTCGGTCAATGGTGATTGTGTATCCGAGCGATGGATTTGCCTTGTACCAAGATTCCTCGGCATTCCAGTCATCGCCGTCATTCAGTCCGTAGATGACCGGATAAAAGGACGGATCAATACGCCGTCCATCGAGAATGTCTTTTGCTTTGGTGTGATACTCGTAGCAGATGCTGTTGCGGTCAGTGCCGGCGGTTGTAATCAGGAAGTACAGCGGCTGAGTACGGGCATCGCCGGATCCCTTTGTCAGAACATCCACAAGGCTGCGGTTCGGCTGGGCATGAAGTTCATCCAAAACCAGACCGGATACATTCAGTCCGTGTTTTGTACCGACTTCTGCTGAAAGCACCTGATAGAATCCCACATTGCTGTAGTTCACCAGCCGTTTTGTCGCCGCCATGATCTTGGAGCGTTTCAGGAGCGCCGGTGTCATTTCCACCATTCGCTTTGCTACATCGAATACGATGGATGCCTGCTGTCGGTCGGCGGCTGCACCATAGACCTCAGCGGAAGGCTCATTGTCGGCGTAAAGCAGATACAGTGCAATTGCCGCCGCAAGCTCACTGTTGTGCGTAGGCATAAACGATGTTCCTGCAAGATATTGGTGGCTCGGACTGTCCACCTGAATGCACTGCATTTTCACAGGATGATCCACAGGCTGAATGTCCAGTAAATAATGAAAACAGGAGCGAGTTTCTTCCACCCGCGCCCGTGTGCGTGTGTACTTTCGTTTCAGTCTTGATGTCGGCTGATCGTCAAAGGTAGTAAACCGGACGATATACAAAATCTCTCCGGTCGGCCACCCATGCCGAGTAGAAGGCTCACATTTCACTGCATTTTTGATACCGAGCGACCACAGCAGTTCTCTGACGGAAAGCGCCAGTTCTCGCAGTGTTGTGACATACACACTTTGCCCCTTTCGTTCGCCGATACAGCCGTCCGAATCCATCAGACCTTGCAGCAATGCCCACCGCTGCTCTGTGGATGCTCTCAGATATTCCGGTCGGATCTTTTTTTCACGGAAGCTGTCAAGCAGGACCGCCTTCAGTTCACTGTACTTTATGATCTCACTGCCGCCGCATTTCTGCGGATAACGGTTGTGTACCTTATACGGAATATTCGAGATGATGTCCTCGACATCCTCCGTCCGAACAGTAATCTCCGGCTTGGTGGCATTGCCGTTTCCGAGCCAGTAGCCGTACAGATATGGATCAATCGGTAAATCTGCCGCCTTTGTCTGAAGGACACCGCATACCGGAATTCGGATAAGGGAATCCCGCTTTGACTGCGGTCTGTCGGAAAAACGCTGTCTGTATTCCGAAGTCCTGCGATAGATCTCACCGGTTGTCCAGAGGACATCTTTGCACTTGCCGTAAATATACTGACAGTTCCACAGATGCCGTTCTCCGGCGATGATCGAAGTGCCGTCTTTGAAGGTCAGCTTGTAGGCTTGCTCTGTATCATCCACAGGGCTTTTCGCAACCACATGGCACGGATTTCCGTTCTCATCAAATACAGTATCTCCGACCTTCAGATCGCCCATATTGGTGAATCCCTGCGGAGTCGGAATAGGCGTATCCAGAGCGAGCTGCTTTCCATTTTTCTTTGGAATTTCGACATAGGCTGTGCGGAATTGCCTCGTATCATCCTCTTTGACGATGCCAAAAATGTCACGAATGATCTGTTCCTGCCACGGCAATAACCAGAACGGCTTTCCCGCCCATCTGCCTTTGGTATGGCACAGGTTTTCAATGAAGCGCACAGCCCTGTCCGCCTTCGCCGCATCGTAGTGCGATTCCGGCAGCATGAAGCGTGTCGGCTGGTAGTTCTTCAGCTTCGGATAGTTTTTCGGGCGCTCCCGCGCCCTTGCCGTTCCTGCCATCAGCCACCTCCGAGCAATTCATCCATATCGTCAACGGCAGCGTTTTTCATATCCGCACCGGCTGTGATACGGCTTCTTGCCGCCGGAGTCAGACCGAACTGCTCTGCGATCTTATTCATGATTTTCAGATAGGTCTGAGCAATGGACACCTGCGGAACCTGCTGCCAGTAGCCGGACTTCGTTTTTACAATCGTACCGTGCTGCGTCATAAATTCCTCGGCTTCCTTCCAACGGGCGTATGCCTGACAGTACGATGCGAATGCCGCCTGATCGACCTCGGTTAGCACACCGATCTGTTCGAGCTGTTTAGACAGCCTGCGCCATTCCTTTTTCGCTTCCGGCTCCAACCACTTCGGACAAGGCGGCGCTTTGCGTTCCGGCTTCGGCTCTGCATCATTCAGCGGACGCTTGCCCGGATTTCCTTCCAGCTCTTTGATCGCTGTCGGCTTTGGTTTTCTGCCTCTCTGAGCCATCCGCATCACTCCTTCCTCAAAAAATCTGCATAAAGAAAAGACCTGCATGCTGCAAGCCTCTCCTATGTATAAAACCACCATGAATTTATCCGTTCAGCATATCCAGCATCAGCCTTGCGCCGTCACGAAAGCCTCTCGTGTAGCTGTCCTCTGAGGTGATCGATTCCATCTGTCGGTGAAGGTCGATCAATGCCTCGAATGCTTCCGCAGTATCCGCTTTCATTCCGTCAGCGATCTGATTGTGCAGATCTTCCGCGCGCCCGTTCAGGTTGTCGTAATCGTCCGCCCTGACCTTGATATCTGTAGGTGCGCTGATTCTGCCCCGGTATAACTCGCTGATTGCTCCCATCCGCTTCACCTCCTTGCCGTGGGGCGATGGGGCGGCTTTGTGCTGCCGCCCGCCGTCCGTTTTGTTCAGTTGAACTTGTCGAGGAGCATCCGAAGGACTGCCTTGGTGTCCTTGTCAGCCGCCCTGACATCCATGCCCCGGTCGTAGTTGAAAACCGTCTCGCCGTTGCGCTCAATCCAGATCTTCGAGGCTCTGCCCTCCTTGTAGCCGAACTCGCTGGGCTCCTCGAAGTGCTTCACGCTGTAGCGGTATTCCCTCCCGTTGTAGTTGATCGTGCCGTGTGTCCACATAGTGTTTACCTCGTTCTTTCGTAGTTTTCGGTAGGCTTTGCCCTTCCGTTGTACCCATATTACCATAGGTCGGCGGATATATCAAGCGGCTAAACTGCCAGAATGTGCAGGGCGATTTTTCGGCGTTTGTTGTACATATTATGCCTTTCCCCAGAAGGCGCACAGTCGCCCTGTGTGGGCGGCTTTCAGTGTGGGGCAAGTTATCCGCAGGAGCCTCAAAAGCCGCGACACAGGCGAACGTGGCGCGGAACAGCCCCTCCGCAGAAGGACTGCTCCGTTTTGGCAATCAGCCGCCGTAGTACTCCTCGATGTACTGTGTGCCGTCCTCCTCGGTGACCACGCTGGGGAACCGTACCTTGTGTCCCTGCTCGGTCATGATGCCCGCGGCAAGGTCGGCGATCTCACCGAGGAATGCCATGTCCCATTCGAGGTCGGGGTTCTCGGTCAGCACCTTGCAGAATTCAAAGGCTGCCTCGTAGATGTCATCGTTGCGGTCTGCTTGCGCATCGGTCAGTTCCAGATTCTCGGCTTCGCCGCACTTTGTAGTGTTCTCGTTCATGTAGATTTCCTCCGTTTTTCGTTGTTTTCGGTTCGGTTTCCCGTTCCGTTGTACACACTATAACTCTTTTTTCGCACATTATCAAGCGTGAGTAATCACGATCATACCGGCTGTTTTTTGCACTGAATTGTGTACATTATAGCTTGCGGTAAATTGCGCCAGAACGCGCAGTGTGGGCGGCTTTTATCTCAGGGCAAGTGATCCGCAGGAAAGCCGTAAGCCACCACACAGGCGAACGTGGCGCAAGTCAGGGCTTGCTGTTTCTGCCCAGCTCGTAGGCTCTTGCCAGCATCATGCGGAGCGTCATTATGCTGACCTCGGTGGTATCCGCATCAATGCCCCGGAAGTCCAGCCCGCCGCGCTCAGCAAGCACAAGGCTTTCTTCCATTGCGATCTGCTCCAATGCCTTCTGGATTTCGGTATCCATGTATGCGCTCCTTTCGGTGGATGCCGCCCCTCCGGAGAAGGGCGGCTCGTTTTCTCAGCCTGCGAAGTTTTCAAGGTAGTCGCTGATCGCCTTTGCCGTTTTGGTGTAGTCCGCTGCGGTTGGGCGGTAGCCGTACCACTTGGGGTCATTGTAAGCCGTCCAGACGTAAAGCCCGTCGTGCTTGCCCCAAAGGTCCTCGAACTTCACCGTCAGGCTGTCGATCTTGCCCTCGGTGCGGTTCAGCACCGTGATCAGGATGCCGTAGCGGCGGTCCGCCTCGATGCATCTTGCGAACTCGACCTTCACCGTGGTGGTGTCGGTCAGGCGGGCGATGCAGGCGCTTCCGACCAGCTTGGGGTTCTTCATGGCGGTGACCTTTGCGGTCATCTTCTTCAGTTCGGTTTCAAAAAAGTTCATGGTGGAATCCTCCGTTTGTTTTATTCGGCGGGGCGTTTGCCCTTCCGTTGTGTCACATATTACCATGATCTCCCCGGAATAGCAAGCGGCTAAACTACCAGAATGTGCAAGGCGATTTTTCGCTGATTGTTGTACATATTATGCCGCCGCCCGAAGGCGCGGAGCAGAGCCGAAGCCCTGCCCCTGATGCGGTCAGAGCATTACGCGGATGCCTTCGACCTCGTAGTCGTCCATGACATGATAGTCGTTGTCGTTGCGGGTAATGGAATCAAGCCCATACACCGTACAGCCGAGCCGTCTCATCTGATGCAGTGCTTCAATCAGAACTGTGGTTTTTGCCGTTACCACAATGGTTGTGATATTGGCAATGCGGAGCGTGTTAAGAAAATCCTCCATGTCGCCCTCGTTCGGCAGGTCGGTCACTTCGTACTTGCTGCTGTTGTGACGGCGGCTGTCCTTGTAGTTCCACAGTGCCTTCCTTGCACCGAGGCTGTAGCCCGACTTCTGACCGTTGCTCTTGCGTTCGTAGATTTTGCGATCCATCTGTTCAAACGTGTAAATGATATCCATGTATTTTCTCCTTTCGGCATTCGGCTGCCCGGTGAAGGGCAGCCCCGCCTTTGTTTTAGTCAATAATGTGCAGCACCACCATGCCATTCGGTGTCGGGATGAAGATTTCAGGCTCCCAGAAGATTGCCTTGTACTTTTCGATCTGCTCATCGGTCAGCCCTGTGAAATCCTCGAAGCCCAGTCCGCAGACGAAGAAGGTACCTTTGATCGGGCCGTATTTCTCAACCGTTCTGTTCCATGCAAGGTCATCGCGGAACAGCCCCTCCTCGTTGCACACAACGGCGATGTTGTCGGTTTCGCTCGGATACAAGGCCTGAATGTAGCCATCCACCTCCGCCTGAAGGTTCTCAAGGGTGTGTTCGATGTCCTTGACGTAGGGGCGCTTGCCGGGTTCGCATACCAGAATTTTCATGTAGATTCGCTCCTTTTGTATGATTCCGCTTGTCTGGCGGTAGTGACATATTAACTCTTTTTCTGCGATAAGTCCACGCCTTTTCGCAAAATAAATGTACCAGACATGAGCCGATATTTCAGGCGGAATTGTACATCGCAAAGAACGCGCACAGTCGCGCCGTGTGGGGCGGTTTTCCGCAGTGGCAAGTTATCCGCTGTCGCCATGAAAAGCCCCACACAAGCGAACGTGGCGGCTTATTCCGCCCTCTGCCGTGCAAGCTCTGCTCTGAGCTGTGTCAGTTCGCATAGCATCTCAAATGAGCGTCCGTACTGCTCCATGTATGCAGCGATGTCGTAGTCTGCGCAGCACAGCAGCTCGAACTTGTCGGTCACGCCGTTCTTTCCGACCGTGAACTTTGCCTTTCTCGGAAACTGCCGGTCGAGCGTGCCTTCAAAGCCGTGCTTGTTGAACCAGTCGATTGCGTACATCTCCTCGTTGGAAAGTACCCTTGTCGCTTTGATCAGGTCGATCATTCTTTCTCACCTCCGTATTCCTTAAGGTAGGCGTTCACGCGGTCGCCGTAGCCCATCTCAGCAAGCTCCTGCGGTTCAAGGACTTCCAGAAGTGCTTCCATTGCAATCCGCTCAGTGAGCAGTCCATCCGTTGAAAGGTTCGCAATGATTGCGGTCAGGCATCTGACCTGTTCGTATGTATCCATGTTCTTTCCTCCTTCGGGTTTGGCAGCCCCTCCCTGCGGAAGGGCTGCGCTGCTCCGTTCGTTTACTTGCTCTTGCGTCCTGCCTCATAGGCTTCTTTCAGGGCTGCTTCCAGTCCCCAGACCGAAACCTCGATGAAGTCCTCGCGGTCGCAGTGGCGGGTTTCGAGGTCTCCGCGCTCGGCTACCAGAATCAGGTGCTTTGCGGCAATCTCGTAGACCTTCTTGTCGATGCCCTCCAGCGGATGCTCGGCTCTCTGCAGCTCGCGCTCGTATTTGGCGATGCTGCTGTCCATGTTCTTCAGTGCCTGCGCCTTTGAGATACCGTAGACCTCAAGGCAGACCTCTTCGGTCATCTGCTCGGTGGCGGCTCTGCCGTTCCGCAGGAAGTTCAGGGTGGTCTTGATCTCGTTCAGCTTTTTCTTGGTCATGGTGGTGTACCTCCGTTTTTTGTTTTCGGCTGGGCTGTCTGCCCTTCCGTTGTGTCACATATTACCATGATCTTTCCGGAATAGCAAGCGGCTAAATGTACAGAATGAAATCGGCGTATCTTCGTCATTTGTTGTACATAGTACACCATGCCCACAGGAAGTTCACAAATGCGCCAGAATGCGCCGTGTGGGGCGGTTTTCCGCAGGGGCAAGTTCATCGCTCACCGCAGGAAAACCGCACACAGGCGAACGTGGGGCAAGCCAGCCCCGCAGGGCTGAACTTGTCAGCCCTCGGTCGGCGGAATCCACTGTCCCGTCCTTTCATCGAAAAGGTAGTAATACGGGATGCCCCAGTCGTCTCTCATCAGCGAAACAACGCTCTTGTGGGTGACCGCAGGCTGCATCGGCTCGTTGCGGTCGCGGTGGTATGCAACCGTCACGCCCTCCGCGGGCTTCTCGAAGCTGTGCGGCTCGTCCGCATCCGGCGCAAGGCGCTCACCGAGGATGCTGATGTCTCCGAGGGCAAGCAGCGCCTTGACCTTCTCTGCGGTGTTGTAATGCTCGGTGAGGATCGGCATCTGGTGGTCGGGGTAGCCGTCCCAGTGGCAGTAGATCGTTTCCGTGGTGCCGTCCTCGTGCAGGATGCCGATTCTTGAATTCGTGCTCATGTTCATAGACCTCCGTTTTTTTTGTTTTCGGCGGGCTGTCTGCCCTTGCCGTTGTGTCACATATTACCATGATCTAGCCGATAAGTCCACGTCTATGTGCAAAATAAATCGTAGAAGAATCGCCGTATTCACCCTTTCGTATTGTCGGATGTACACATGAGTGAAAGGGTGGAGCAGAGCCGAAGCCCTGCCCCTGTTGCGTTCACCCCTTCAGCTCATCCTCGGTCATCAGCCTGAAGTTTTTGTCCTGCCAGAAGGAAATGTAAACATCGTAGCGGACATCCCATTCGCTTTCGTAATATTCGTCTGCTTCCTCATCGTATTCCTCGCTGGTCTCGACCTCTGTATAGCTGTAGACCTCTCTCTGCTCGAAGCCCTCGCCCCAGCCGTCGCTGTACTGTCCGCTGAGGTATTCCTTGAGCTGTGCTGTGTCATCATCCGTCCAGTCGTCATCTACCTCGCAGGTGGCAAGTCCGTAGAGCTTTCTGCCAACCCACTCTGCGCTCATTGTGACCTTGTGGAGCTTTTTGTAGTAGGTTGCGCCGTGGTAGTCGTCTGCGTACTCGGCAAGGTCGGTATTGTCGTTCTCCAGTGTTTCGATAAGCTCTGCGGCGTACTCCTCGGCGGGGGCTGTGAAGCAGTTGCTTTCGCTTGCAATCTGGGCAATCAGCGGATTGTAAATTTTCAGGGTTTTCATGGTGGTGTACCTCCGTTTTTGTTTTCGGCGGGCTGTCTGCCCTTCCGTTGTGTCACATATTACCGCCTTTTGCCTGAAAAGTCCACGCCTATGTGCAAAATAAATCGTAGAAGAATCGCCGATTTTCGCAGTTATAACTGGTACATATACCAACGCCCCACAGGAGGCTCACAAACGCGCCGTGTCGCGCCCGAAATCCTCCCAACAAACAAGCGGCGCAGAGCCGTAGAGCCCCACACCGCCCGTTGTACGCCCCTTATTCGGGAATGTACTTGTCGTGGATGATGCCGAGGATCTTGTCCTGTTCATCGATGCTGATGCCCATGCTTTCGAGGGCTTCCCTCGTGCCGCAGTCGGGGCAGATCAGTGTATCGTTGTCGTAGCGGGACAGCGCCGGTCGCTCGGTGTAGGTGCGTCCGCACTTGGGGCATTTGCGTGGTTCGTTTACTCGGTCTTTCATTTGAATTCCTCCTATGTAGTTGGTGGTGTGCCGCCCGAAGGCGGCAGGCTGCTATTCTTCGGTTCGTTCGGTGTGGCTGAGGATCTCTGCGGCGCTGCCCGACTCTGCGTATCCGCAGTCCCAGATGGCGAGGAGCATCTCCTCGTCGGTTTCGGGAACCTTGATGCTGTAGGTGATCTTCCGTGCCCGAATGTCGATCAGCATCTTGGTGGTGATCTCAAGGAAGTCGGCGGGGATCTCTCTGGTCGTGCCGTCCTTTGCGATCAGGCGGACTCCGTGGCGGCGAAGGCTTTCAATATGTTCTTGGCTGGTCATGTTCAGGACTCCTTTGCGTTATTTTCCCTTGCGGTAGTGACATATTAACTCTTTTCGGGGCTGATTGCAAGCGGCTAAATGTACAGATCATGATGGGCGATTTTTCGGCAGTCATTGTTCAATTTATGCCTTGCCCACATTTGCGCCGTGTCGCGCTGTGTGGCGCGGTTGACTGAGATGGGATAACCGTTCGGAGGATACCCCTTCCGCCCCACACGGGGCGACGTGGGCGCTGTGTGTGCGCCCGTGCCGTTCCGCTTTGCATCCGCCCCGCAGGGCAGGCCGTTAAGGCCTGCCGAAGCGGAATGCGTTGTCGCCAGTCAGGTTTTCAGTTAAAACCGTTCTGGCAGTCTCGAACTCGGCTCCGATAAAGCCCATTCTCATCAGCCAAGTCCGCATTGCGAACTTTTTGTTTTCCTTCTGCTGTTCCTTGGGGCTTGCGCTTCTGAGGTCCTTTGCCATCTGGCTCATTGCGAGGCAAAGCTGAATGTAGCTCTTGAGCTTGCCTGCGTGGAGTCCGTTCTGCTTGCCGTTGGAAGGCGGTGCGAACTGGAAAAGTCTGAACTCGACCGTGCCTTTTGTGAAGGTCGCGTGCAGGTTGAGCATGTGGTATCGGCTGCCGTTGTAGTGGTGCGTTCTGCCGCTGCTGTAGCCCTGCGAACCGTACCAGATGTCCGCAAGCTGTGCCATCGTGCGGGGCTTTCTGCGGTTGAGCTGTTCAAGGAATCGCGGGTCAACCGTTCTGCAATACTGGCTCATTCTGTAGCTGTCAACCTTGATTGCCTCGGCGATCAGCGTTTCGTGGCTTGCCATGATGTTCGCAAGGTTTCTGAGGCTCTGCGGTGTGTGTCCCTGTGCGCCGATGTGAATGTGGACTCCGCATCCTCTTGTGTAGTCGCTCTTTGCGCCTGCCTTGCGGAGTCTTCTCACAAGCTCCTGCAGGGTTTCGATGTCTGCGTAGTGCAGGATCGGTGTGACCAGTTCGCACTTTTCGCTGTCGGAGCCTGCGATGCTGACATCCTTCTGGAACTTCCACTCGCGTCCCTGTGCGTCCCATGCGCTGTAGGTTTCGTAGCCGTTGCGGTGGCCTGTGTACTCGGTGCGGTCTGTGCCGAAGAACTCGGCGGCAAGCTGTGCGGCAGCCTTGCGGGTGATGTTGTTCATCTCGATCTCAACCCCAATGGTCTGCTCCTTCATTCTGTTGATCTGCTGTGCGGTCTTCTCAGTCATTTTTGTATCCTCCGTTTCGGTTTTCGGTGGGCTGTCTGCCCTTCCGTTGTGTCACATATTACCGTCTTTCGGAGGATATATCAAGCGGCTAAATGTACAGATCATTTCGGTGTATTTTTCCCGTATCTCTGGTACTTTTACATACTTGATAAACTTGCAATTCTATGGTAAACTTGGATACGATGGAATAGGTTCTCACATTTTCGGGAGCCCCAGTGCGGTATAAAATCGGCGGTCGGGAAGGCAGAAATCCAGCCCTGCCATTCCGCCGTTTTTTCTTTATCTATACAGATGCCTTGTGCTTTGCTCGTAGGCTTCGTAGAGGAATTCGGGATCGAATCCGAATGACCGATAACCTGTCACGCAAGTCCAGAAGTATCGGGGTGTCGGTTCTCCGAGCCGTCGCTTTTCATTCATGATGTACAGAAAGCCGTTTGTCATCACCGTCCTGCCGCTTGCAGTGCGGAACACCGGGAGTCTGATCTCCTTTTTATAGTAGCAGACCGGGCAGCCTTCGTAGCGATCGAGCATCTTCTCATGCTCCGCTGTGACCTCCCAGACCGCGATTGGAACAACGCCGTCCGGCTTCGGCTCGATGGTCAGGTAGAATCCGGTCTTGCTGCCTTTGAAGAGCAGCTCGTAACCTTCGAGCAGCGCCGTTCCTACCGGCTTTGCACCGGGGCATCGCATCTGCATCTGTCTGCGGTTGAGGTTGCTCCCGTAGGCGAGGTAGTATCTTTTCTTGCTCATGTGATCTCCTCCGTTCAGGGTATTTGGCGGGCATCCTGCCTTGCCGTTGTGTAGCATATTACCATACCCTGCGGAGGTTATCAAGCGGGTAAATGTACAGATCATAACGGGCGATTCCTCGCCGTTTGTTGTGCATATTACGCCTTGCCGTAAAACGCGCCGTGTCGCGCTGTGTGGGGCATAAACCGTAACGGAGTAACTGTCGGAGGATACCCGCAAAGCCCCACACAGGCGAGCGTGGCGCATTTGTGCGCGTTCAGCGGCCGGACAGAGATTCCTGCCGAGCCTGTTCGAGAAAGGTCATTTCAAGACCGTTCATTTCATATCCCTCGCGGATGATGCTGTAGTAGCCGGGGCTGGGCGGTCGGACTCCCTTGCTGTTCATAATGTAGACCATCGCATCAACGGTCTTGCCGTTCAGCTCGACCTGCACTGTCTCCCTGCGGTAAAGGTGCGGGTAGCCCTCGTAGCGGTCAAGCGGAATCTCATCCGCAGGCTTGATGTTCCAGAGCAGAACGGGAACGCTGCGGTCGGGATCGGGCTCGATGGTCGCCACGCCGTTGAATACCAGCCGGTAGCCGTAGAGCGTACTTGTGCCGAGGACTTCGGCTGTGGGGCAGCGCCGCTGCATCTGCCCGATGTGAAGGTTTGAGCCATAGGCTAAGTAGATCATGATTTTTCCTCCTCGTTGGTGATGATTGTGAATTCGTCTGCGCCTTCGATCAGGGAAAGCGTTCTGCCGTTGTCCCATTTCATATGGACATTGCCGGCATCGTCAATATAATCAACGGAACCGGTCGTTCCGGGCGGAATGGGTGCGTAGGGATCGTCCATGTGATTCAGGCGGATGCGGGTGCCTGCGGGATAACGCTCCCGCAGGGCTTTCAGTTCATGTTCATTCGGAAACCGCATCGTACTCTTCCTCCTCGGTGGTCTGTGCGGCTGCCTTTGCCGCCTCACGCTTTGCCTTTTGGCGCTCCGTCCATTTTGCCTTTTCCTCATCGTTGCGGAAAGCGGTATGCCCGGTCAGATGCTCCAGAAGGATGCGGCGGTCGGTCTTGTGGTCTGCGCCGCCGAAGCCGATGCGTACCAGCCAGACGCGCATTGCGTACTTCTCGTTGCTGTCATCGACATCCTTTGCCTGCACGCGCTTCTGCGTCAGTGCCATGCTGTTCATCGCTGCGGCGAGGTTCGTGAATGCCTGCACATGGTCGGCATCCGGCGCTTCACCAAAACCGTCAAAGATGAGCTTGTCATCGGCAAATCGGATGCCCTTCAGTTCAGGGTTCGTTTCTTCCCATTCTCTGATAAAGGCGATCAGCTCGTAAGTGCTGCGGAACTCATGTCCGCCAATCTCATCCACAAGGCTCTTATCGGCGGCGAATGCTCCGCAGGTCGCCTTGCTGAGAAGTGCGCCCCTTGCGTGGATCATGCAGATGAGGTTCGTGAGGCTCTGCACCGTGTGGTCAGCCAGCGGAAGTGCGACCGTTACCGCAATCGGGAAGCCGTCCGTTTCGGTCTCCGGCTCATTGTCATTGGTGACCTCTTCATCGGTGTCCGGCGTATCCTCCTCGGTGTCGGAAATGATGGTCACATCAATCTCGACATAGTCCTCTTCGGCTTCCGTTACGGTATCCGTTCCTGCCGGCGGAGTGATTGTCTCGCCGTTGTAGCCTGCATCGGCAAGTCCGTCCAGCACCTTCTCCACGATCTCGGTGTCGCTGCGGTCGGTGAAGCTGAGGACCGCGTCCTTGCCGAGGGTAAAGATGTCGATCTGGTAGGCGCAGCTCGGAACGCCGAGGTACTTGACCTCTGCACCGATGATCTCTGCGATTTTCTGTGCCAGTGCCTTGCGCTGGCTCTTTTCGATATTGTACTTGATTTCCATAATAAAACCTCCGTTTTTACTGCCGCCCCTTGCGCCTTGTGCGCTTGGGCTGCGGCGTTTTCGTAGTCACATATTACCGCCTTTTGCCCCGGAATGCAAGACTGTAAAACGGAGAATGTACGGGGCATATCCGCCCCTGTGATTGTGCATAATACGAGTGTAAAAAAGAAGCCTGCGGCAGAACATCTGATTTAGTATCAGAACGTTCACAATTTGCTGCAAGGCTTCTTTATTACTATTTCTTTCTCGGTGCGAAAACCCTGACCGGAACAC